CTCTCGCTGTCCTCCCTGCGGCATCGAAAGCAGTACAGAAAACCACGGACCATGTGCTGTCGGAGCTCTTGTTCCGTCTCCAGGAAGCCATCCTCTGCGACCCAATCCCCGAGACGGAGGTCGCCCACGGCCACCCAGTCGAATTTTCCCTGTCGGTAGGCGTACATCGGGTGGTCCTCGGTCGCCTCGATCGACGCCCCCTTGGAATAGAACCCCAATCGAAACACGCGACGTTCGCCCCTTGGATTCACGTGCTTCTGGAGCACCTTGCGCCACTGAAAGGTGTGTGAGAGGACCGTGTCACCGATTTGAACGTCCTCGATTCTCACGGGCCCGTCAAGGGTCAGCACCGCCGTGTCCGGGGAAAAGCACGACGCCATCTGGGGCCTTGACATGCCCGCCGAGAAGAGCGTTGGCGTGGCGTGGATAAACTCACCCCCACGCAGGCCCATGAATGACGACCGCACCCGGTCCCAGTCGTCCCGGTGGAGGAACAGGGCGACACGGTACCAAAGATGGTCAGGCCTCTCGACCACACCCTCATGGGTCTTGGTGAGGTACGACCGATGCAGCGTCTTCCAACCAAACGAGGAGAGCTGGAAATGGTCAGTGTGGAGGACCACCTCCTGGAAAACGTCCTCCACCTTTTCCGCGTTGGAAAGGATAAAGTCATAAAACTCCTTGGACAGGAGGGGCCTCGCGTTCCCGTTGCTATCACGGTTCGCCTGGATCTTGGAGACGACGCCCAGAAAAGAACACGGCGCGCGCTTCTGGAGCTGCTCCTCCAGGAAACGAACCGCGATGGAGTCATAATTCTCGAAACGATGACACTCGGAAGAAAGGACCTGTACCACAAGGTCGTTCATGCTGCTCTCGGTGATGCTGTCAGGCACCTGCGTCTGAATCTTGGTGTAAATCCGCGAGAGGTCCGTCTCGTTACACCCGTAGTTGACGAGGCGGTTTTCTAGCGTTTTCAAAAAGGTCTCTTTGTTCATCATAATCTTTGTTGGTTGTCTATTTTCAATATCTTTTCTCAGTTTTTAAATCCGTCTTAAAAACTGAATCGTTGTTATTTGTGTATCCTCTCAAGGTGTGTATCCATCCTCTAACCAAAGCATGCTAAATGATGTGCTTTTTCAGAATGACAAACCAGGTGTTTCAGGCCTACTATGCACACTGGGGGTGCGACGAGATAAGAGCCAGGCAACTCGAGTACAGGCGTCGCAAGGCCATGGACACCCTGAGCCACATCTTTTTTTTATGGGTGCGCCATTTGGACTATGACCCTCGGCATCCCACCGGCAACGAATGGGGCCTCTTGCGACACGAGGACGATTTTTGGAAAAATATTGATTTTGTCCGCCACACCATGTCGGATTATTTTGAGGGTACCCCGGTCCCTGAAACAGAACGGTGGGCGATGCTGCGCAGTCTCGGCGAAGCGCTCTGCCCGTCCTCGGCACCACCGATCCCCAAACCGTCTCTCTGGCGACGCTTCCTCCAGAGGAATACGAGGCTCAACAATACGTACCAGGAATACATCTTTATGGCGAGCGAAGACTCGCTGCGCCGAACCGACGCCCTCTTGGCATTTTTTTAAAAAATTTCAAATACTTTTTAAAAAATTTTAAATACTTTTGCAAAAATTTCAAACCAATAAAATAAACATGCTGTCACTCAAGACCCGGTACCTTTCAGGGTCTCCTTATCCTTCCACCGAAATCCAGATGATGGCGCTCCGGTGGTGTGTTTCTGGTCACGGCGCGTCGGACAGCGTCCCATGGGCCTCCTTGTCCTCGGGGCAGCTCCAACAGTACCACCGCGAGAACGTATGGAAAAAATCACCGTTATGGGACGCCAACCGCGACCTTTTCCTCGAGGCCCTCCTTGACCTCCGATTCGAGAGGGACGAAGGATTCGCCGAGGCATGTCGAAAGGCGTACCAAGGCAACACCGCCGTTCCCGATGCCGGGCTGGCGGCCTTTATCAAGAAACGATTCGATATCCATGACCTTGACATGCTCAACTACAAGATTGGTCAGCCCATCTCGAGGCAAGAGGCCTACCGGCATTTTATCCGTGACCGGGTCGACGTCTCCAAGGCGCCCGAGGTTCAGAAAGACCAGATTACGGGTGACCGGCTCTTGGATTTCATCACCATGGAGGAGGTTCCCCTTTCAGAATGCGTCCAGCTCTGCCAGGACGGCTACATCCTCACCCGGGAAAGCTTCCGGGAGCTCGTTGAAAAGAACACACAGCAGTGGCAGGGCAAGGAGAATGTCGGATTCCAGTCCCCCGAGACGGGGACCCTCTACGGCAACCTCGTCCTCTATAATTACAACGACGAGTTCCTCCCACAGAAAGACGGCGTCCTCCGCATCTCCACCGTGCCCAACACATCGGGCATCCTGTACAAAAAGGCGATGCCCGCACCCGAGAGGTGGTTCATGTCCTGCTACACCCGCAAGAACGGCAGGCCCTACACCTGGGCGAGGAATGGGCGGCCCGCGTGTTTTTATGTCCCCGACAACGAGGAGGGCCGCCTTATCCTGATGCTGTATATTGACGCGTTTAAAAAGGGCAACCTGTTTGCGTTTTTGTACGGGGACAGCGTGCGCCTCGGTCGTGTGCACGTCAAGATTGACCTACACGGGCGTTCGCACAATTTCCCAGACGAGACCTTTGACGACCGCACCGCCGGTGAGCTCTCCAAGAATGGCGTGTCCCCGGATACGCTCTTCTTGAATCACAACACGGGGCGTTTTGTTCCTCGAGACCCTTATCCCGCTGAGAAACGGTGGCTGGTGTCCTGGTGATTAGCGATTAGCACCAAAGGGCCCACAGGGGTGGTGAGGTGAGGATGTTCCACCCGGAAAGTATTTTTTGCAGAGCATGTCGCTCGTTTTTTCGGCAACCATGTACACGGGCAGGCATGGGTTGGCCGAGGTGATGGTCGGAAAGATGCTCGCGTCCACCACACGGAGCCTTTTTATACCAAAGACCCGGAGCTTACTGTCCACCACCTTTGTCATCCCACACGTCCCACAACCGTGGTGCCCGTACGCGCTTCTTTTCTTGAAAAACTCGCGGAGCTCTTCAAAGGATAATTCCCCCTTGCCGTTGACAGAAGGGTAGACCTCTTTGGCTCTCCATTCCGGGTGCTTGGCCATCATCTGACGGATCTGAAGGACCCCTTCGGCAAGAGCCGTTGCGTTTTCATCAGTGTTGAGGGCTTCGTTAATGTAGGGAACGTCAAAAGGACTGGCAGAAGTTAGTGATAGATACCCTTTGGATGTGGGGGCCGAGTTTTCAATCAAAAAGGAACCGTAGGTTTTGTTGGTAAAATCATAGTCAGAAAACCATTCAGAAACGTTGAAATTGTTCGAGGGGATGGTGTAGATGCCGATATGAAGGTCATATTCACTCGGGCTTGTAATATTCATACCGGTCGCGCTAAAGGGGACCTTCAAGACCCCATTGTTCCAGCACTTGTAATCTTGATAGACTGGAGATGAAAAATCAAGAGGGAAATACACCTGCCATCGGTGTCTTATATTGTGGAGCTCATAGTTATTCCACATCTCGGGATGGTCCATCAGGTTCTTGCCCACTTCAGGGAGGTCTTTGACCACAGGGATTCCGAGACTGGTCAATTCATTCTCGGGGCCGATTCCAGATAGCATGAGCACCTGTGGAGAATTAATAAACCCTCCACAGAGCAAGACCTCGTGCCTGCAGAATATCTTTTTGGAGGGTGGAGGGGTCGTCGAAGGGGTATACTCGGTATCCGCCGCGTAGAGGGTTCTTCCTTCGACCATCTCAACGCCATGGGCAATCTGGCCACAACGGAACAAGACCCTGGTCACCAGATGATTGGGGAAATAGGTGAGCCGAGGATTTTTCAGGTGTTTGGATAAGAGCGATAAGGAAGAACTGCTCCTCTCGCCGTCCTTTGTAATCATATAATCCCAGAACCCGATGCCGTTGCCGTCTTCGAGGACGTTGGGTTGGTAGGGAACGCCAAAGTCGTTGATGGCCGTTTTCATGAATTCCAGCTCAAACAGCTCGGGCTCAGTATGCGAGATGCCGAGCCAGCCGTGCCTGCCACCCTGTGTTTCAGGGCACCTCTTGGGTGTGTTGATTTGCTCAATTCGTTCAAAATAGGGAACCAGGTTCTTGTACTCCCAACTCGGGTCGCCCGTCATTTGTGCCCATTCATCATAGACGGATGGCTTGCCACGGAACGCGACCATCGCGTGATGGTTGGCGCATCCACCGAGACAGGCTGCTCTCACGTAATCATACACAAAGGGTTCTTTTCCAGAAACCGACGGGAAGGACCATTCGTTCCAGGGAGGTTGGTAGGGAGGTGCGTAGGTAACATCTCCCCAAAGATTTCCGAATTGAAAAGGGATGCGAACATTATAATTTGAATTATAATTATCACCGGCGTCCACAAGGCCCACAGTAAACCCGTTTTCAATCAGTCGGGCCGCGAGCACGCATCCTGAGGCCCCGGCACCAACAATAATAAAATCAAACATTTTTAATTTATAGTTTTTTTTAAAAAAAATTAAAAATACGGATTGTTGACTGGACAATAAGGAGGTGGATCGTTGTTATAGCAAGGAGGTGGTGGTGGTGGTGGTGGGCAGCAATAAGAAGGCGGTGGTGGGCCGCCGTAATAAGGTTGAGGGTCGTTATAGAAGCAGGGTGATGGTGGGAGAGGAAGGGCGTTGGCGTACCCGTTGCATCCCGGTTGGTAGTAATTGAGAAACGCGGGGTTGAACGTGTTGTTATTACATAAAAGTGGGGGCTGGTTGTACGCGTACGGATACGCGTACGGGTACCCGTACGGGAAAGGAGGCTGTAATGGAAACAGCGAGTCCAACAGCGGTGGTTGGAACGGGTACGGTGAGTCTACCACCGCTGGTGGAGGTGGAGGTGGAGGTGGAGGTGGAGGTGGTGGTGGTGGTTGCTGGACCGTGATGTGAAAAGTAGGGTTGACGTTGATTTCTGTTTTCTTGGAGGATTGTCGGTAGGCCACGATGGGACGCGCTGGGTGCATTTCTTCTATATATAATAAGGGATTTTTTTTTATAAAACAAACGAGGTTTCTCCTGGTTCCGGGTCGAGGGGTGGGTTTTGAGTACCGCTACCGTGGAACGCGCGACCACCGCACGTCAGGAGGGGTGTGTATTTCCCGTAATGGCACCGTGCGATACCCCCGTCCGCGTATGCCTCTGTCGTCGTCGGCGAGGACGGAGAAGACCTAGAGACGCCGAGCCATACCAAGAGGATAACAGTGATGAGAAACAGGATACTGAGGATGCCGAGGAGTATTTTTTTTCTCATTTACTTAAGAAAAAATAATCCAAAAGAAAAAAAAAAGATGAGTGTCGT